GTTGATGAGTGTTCTCGTTCATCTGATCCTTCAACTGAGCCATCTTCTCTTTGAGGATACCGTTCATCTTACTGAACATGTTGATGTCCAACAGATCTTCGATCACCTCACGACGAGAACCACTCGCCAGTTGCATGAACGGCACAAACGACGATGACCCCAACACCACGATCTGGTGAAAGGATTTGTGATTCAACTTGATGATGTTCTTCTCAAGAATAGACTGGTATTCTTTCGCATGGGAACTCTGGTTGATCATGTTGCCGTTCACCCAGATCTCAAACTTGTTAGGTTTGATCCCACGGATGACTTTGTACTTCTGCGTACCAATAGAGAACTCTACCTCGACAAGCGTACCCTTGCCGTTGATAGAGTTGATGAGTTGTGGTTTAGAGATCTTCCGATGTGGCTTACCAAACAGACCAAACGACAGGGCATCCAACATAGTGGACTTACCCGCACCGTTATGACCTACCACCAGAGTAGTAGGCGTCTTACTGAAATCAATCTCAGTAAAGTTATTACCAGTCGATAAAAAGTTCTTGAACCTTAGTTTTTCAAAGTTAATCATTGCGTAATTCTAACATACCCTTCAGTGTTTGTCAAGTACTAATCTTGACGATAAAATATATGTGCCCCGATCCTACCGATCAGTCTCATGTTGCGATCTTTACTCCACTTGGGTAGTACATATGTAGCATGGTAGTGAGTCGCGCCCTCAGTGATGCCACGCATCTCGTTGTTGGCAAGAACATTGTACGCAAGTAGTTGTGCCTCTTGCCAGCAGTCCTCGTCAAGAGGTTCATCATCAAGACCATCACAGAACCAACTAAACTGACACTTATGCTTCAGTGGGACTTCCCGACCACGTTCTAGATGCCAGTCAGATAGTTTTGCTTGCTGTACCACACCACACACTGTATCTGGGAATCTGGTATGTTCCACACGATTGAGAGTCACATCTGCAACTGCCATCCGACCAGCATAGTTATCGCTACGGGCCTCATGATAGATGTTCAATGCAAGACACTGCAATTGTGGATTATCATAGGGGAGATCAGGTTCTTCTACCGGAACAACCACCTCTTCTACTACAGGAGGAGGAACCACTTCCTCCGAGCTTCCAACAAAGAAAAAGAATGTTCCTGCGGCCGCAACCATAAGTGCACCCGCAAGAGTCTCTACTGCTTCTGTAACTTTAGGTGTTCGATTCGTCAAGATCCTCTTCCGTCAAGCCACACCAATTGCACGGATATCCTTTCTCTGTGCCAATCCACCCATCTTCGGATGGACACCAATGATTCCAGAACTCAGTGGCGTTCGGAAATCCATCATTAAATCCCAGTCCCATATCTTCTCCTTGATCCTGTTGGTAGAATGAGTTTGTGGGCAAATCCTTCTTCTTAAAGATTCGGTCATAGTTATCCCGATAGTTGTCGGAAGGAGCCTTGCTCCGAATACTATCTCCGGTAACATCGTTCTTGGCGGACATTAGACTATCTCCATACTCTGAGCCTCTTTCATCAAGTTCGAGACTTCTTTTTTGATTCGTCCTTTATCTAGGTCAGTGCTTACAGCGTCGATATAGTTGTAGATCAAAGTCTCGGTATCTTCTACCGACACCTCATCATCCACATTCGCGCCAGTGAACTCGGAGAAGTCCTCTGCGATCTTGAGTTCGTGAATCTTCTGAGCCTGAATACGATCAACAAACCGTTCAAACTCATAGGCGTCACCCTTGTTTATGACAATCAGTTTCACGAACTTGTTGTCAAGATAGGACAAGTCCTTGAACTTATTCATGTTCTCGTGATCGTAGTAGATCTTCTCGTAGATCGTGATGGGGTTACGAATCGCTTCCAGTTCTCTTGTTTCGGTATCAAGCACATGGAAGTGTTTGGGATCATCACAGTCATTCCAGAAGAACTCCATCTGTGATCCAAGGAAGTGAATGTTGTCCTGCGATGACTTGGCGTGAAAGTGACCCGACATCACCATGTCGAATCGGTCAAAGATCTTCCTATCCATACCATCCATGCAAGGCATACCCTTCTGCATGTCAAACCCTGCAACCTCAAGGTGGGCACCCACAAGAGTCGCTTTGGTATTTGCAAGGAACTCTAGTGTATCTTTCTCGTTCTCTGGATTAATCCAAGGGATCAGTGCTATCTCCGTACCATCGTAGTTCATCACTGTTGGTTTCATAATCAGGTTCACTTCGTTCATGTAGTGACCCTGTAGTTCTTTTAGTGCGTTTAGTTCGTTGGTGTTCTTGTAGTACACATCATGGTTGCCACAGATGATATCCATAGTGATACCATTCCTACGCATAGGTTCCAAGAATATCTTACGGTTGTGATTCAGAGCCTTGAAGTTGATTGTCTTGCGATTGTCGTAATAGTCACCCAAGTGCATGATGTGTTTGATGTCATTCTCTAACAGGTACGGAAAGAATACCTCACTATAGAAGCGTTCTTGGTATGCCATAAAGATGTCTGACGAGTTACGAATACCCGCATGGGTATCGTTTAAGATTGCGATTTTCATATATCAGTCCAATTTTCCATAATATTAACATTTCTCACGGGATTTGTCAAGCCCTAATATGGTACTGGTCGAGGGACTCGAACCCCCAACCGACGGCTTAGAAGACCGTTGCTCTATCCAGTTGAGCTAGACCAGCTGTTAATCAATAATAAAATCACTCAAATCTGAGTCTGCCTTGACGGTACGTCTCTTACGTTCCTTCTTGACAATATCCTTCCACTCGGCGTCCCTTGCTTTGACCTCATCGATACGAAGTCTCAGGGTATCAACATATGCTTGGGTAACCTGAATGGCATCATCTTCAGCTAGATCGTTATCAAATCTATCCTCAACACCAAGATGACCCAAGTATCTAGACTTGATTTCTTGTTGTTTCTTCTCTTTCTCAATACGACGAAGGAATGCGAACCACGAGATCTGAGTGAAGTATGCAAAGGCGTTTGGTTTACCTGTACGAGTCGCAGCCTCGATATTATAATTCTCAATCGCCTTTAGACAGTTCTCCACCGCATCCATCACCATCTCTTCACGGTAGGTGTACCGGACAAAGTTTGCCTTATGTGACAGACCCTCACAAATCTTCAGAAAGCACTGTGCAATATAGTCCGGTATGACTGGTTTGGGTAGATCGTTCTTCTCCGCCAGTTGAGACTCGGTACAGTAGTCAACCACAGCCTGAGAGAACTGTGCATTGTTCACATAATGCGGTTTGTCTTTGGGTTTAATTTTGCCACCAGAACCTTTATAATTTTTATAAAAGGTTTTGATAAGTCCAGCAACATATCTTTTTGCAAACTCTCTCGCACCATCTTTTTCCCTAGCCTTTTGGTACGATTTCAGTGCCGACATACAAACATCAAGACACTTAGTTTCCATCTTGGTGTTTGAATCAATTCCGTTTTTAGACGATATGACTAGACACATCTCGCGGATAGAACTGTGGAGATACTCTAACCCCTCTCCAGAGTTAAGATAAGAGTCCACGGATTTCTCAAATAATGTTTCATCGACAAAATCTAAGTATCCTTCAACTTCTGATCTAGGTGTATTAAGATAATTGGGTTTCACTTTCGTTGTCATTAGTTTGCCTTGTTTATGATGCGTTCACGCAGACTGCTCGTAGAGAAGTCATGTTGTCGGTTATTATAATACATTTCGATGTCATTGTCAAGACAATATTGCTTCCCTGTAAAATCTTTGTCCTTATATTCCTCTCCAATGATACGCACGTTGATGGGATAGACCTTCAGTATATCCATAAGGTCACTCTCAGTACGATAGGGGATAATCTCATCGATCATAGAGATGGCTGACAGTTGGATATACCGTTCTACCATAGACTGGATAGGCGCATTCTTCTCAGGTCTATCCAAGGATGGATCAGTCTGTAGACCCACGATAAGGTAGTCACACTGAGTCTTCGCCTCCTTGAGCATCGCAATATGACCCGCATGTAGTAGGTCAAAGGCAGACGCAGTGAATCCGATATTTTTCAATTTAGTGCTTGACATTTTATAGTTTCCATGATAAAATTAGCTTCGCGGTCAGGGAGGGTTAAATACTACTCATTGAATCTAGACGCGCTGGTTGGTGGGTGTGTACTTATTGTACCTGCAATACAATATCTATAACCCTCAAAAGTTGATGGTTTGACTCTATGCAACATGTTCCCACCGAATAGGTGTAAGCGTCCATGATCAATAGGCAATTCATCATCTATATCAGTAAAGTATAACCCCGATGCGTTTTCGGGCGGATCGATGTAATAGGTGAATGCCCAAGTGCATGGCCAGTGATCGTGTTCACCACCACCCTGACCACTCTTGTATCGTGCGGCCCACAGACCTCCGACTCTCTGAGACTTGATGTACATATCATACCAGACATCATACTCTACTCGTCGTGAGTGATGGGGATGATCATAATTTCTTTTTACGGAGGATTCCCGTGCGAACTCCTCTACGTAGACCGAAAACTCCTGAAACTCAGGATAGTTCAATAGGTTTGGGTTTGTCACCTCACCATCTAGATTGAACTTCATTGCATAGTCCTGTTTATCCAACAGCCCATCAATGCGGTCAATCATCCTGATATTCAGTGCTTCAATATCTAATGTGGTAGAAAAGACATAGTCTTTCGCATTCATCGTTTTCATTAGTGTAGTTTTTTAGGATCGAACATGTCGATCACATTACTCCCGCTGTCCATAACAGTCAAGTACCGTTCAATCTTATCAACGGAGTCCTTTAAGCTTTCAGCAAACTCCTGTTCCCTTGTTTCATTCATAC